TTACCTCCATCAAAATTATCATTTAATAATATAGATATACTAAGTAATCTTGGTTCTGCTGAAAAATGATCAGTGTGAGTTTTATACTTTCCCTTTTCACTACCTTTATAAAATAAATGAATATATCCCGTATCTATGCCTTGAGCACCATGTGCAAAAGAACCTATATCATTTTGGTATAAAGTTAGAACATTTCCAACTGTTCCAAAAACAGTTGTCTCAAATTTTTGACTCAGTAGTTTGTTGTAACAATTTCTTATCTCAACATCCTCCTTATAAATTGTTACAGGTGCCCTTGTTTCCTTACCATTAATTACCTTATCCTCAAGTGTAGCCCTTCTAAACTTTGATGGATCTTTTGCTGCAGTTTCAATTATTTTTTTACAAATATCTTTATCCAAAACATTGTCGTATACTTTTATAAAATCTTTTAAATTTTTCATTTAAAACTCTTTTTATTCCAAAATCTATTTTTGTATCTATCTACCCATTCACTATTTAACAAATTTAAAGTTTTAGAATGAAGTTTTTCTATATAAAAACCAGACCACATCTTCCATGATTCTCTTTTAAAAGGAATAACTTGAATCATAGGT